GTCGTCCGGGCACGACGTCGCCGCCTCGAACGCCGTCACGGTGCCCACCGTGTCGTAGTGCCCCAGTAGGTCGACGAGCTGCGCCGCAGTCAGCTGGCACTGCAGCACGATCACCCCGCCAACCGTGCGGTCGGTCTCCAGCCGGATCTCCGAGCCGTCCTCCAGTTGGTTCACGAACGCCGCCGGATCGTCAGCGTCGAAGGCCATCGGGTGATGCGCGAGGAACACGTAGTCGGCTGCCATCAGCGCACCCCTCCGTCGTCGAGCATCGTGCGGATCGCCCGGCCGATCCCATGGCGGTTCCGCCGGAACCACTCCTCGGGATCGAGCACCTCGCCATGGATGTGCAGCTCCACGCTGGCGTCGCGCTGCGTGGCCCGCGCCAGCACGCCGGCGGCCTCGGCGCTCGCCGCCGCACGCGGTCTGGGGCGGCCGGCCGGGCCCGACGCCCGCTGAAACGCGTCCTCGTGGATCCGGTCGATCAGCTCGTCACTCGCACGGGTGTCCGGCTGGGTCGCCATGTAGGCGCGCATCACGTCTATCGGCACGATCGCCGCGCGGCCGCCGAGGATCGCGCGGGCCTCGCCCATCCGCGTGTCGGCCACCAGCTCCCCGGCCGTCAGCAGCGCAGGCACGCGATCGACTCCCGCGGCACCCTGGGCCACGCCGCCGGAGGCGAACTTCTGCCTGCGGATCTCCGCGGCGTTCTTCAGGCCGGCTGCGAGTACAAGCCCGGAGACCACGGCCGACCACGGCCACGGAAAATCTGCGTAGGCGCGGGCAGCCGCGCGGAACGCATCGATGATCGCCAGGGCAACGGATGCGGCCTTGTGCTTGCCGAACAGCTCGCGCAGCGCTCCGACCGCCTCCGATGCCATCTGTCTCCGGAGCGCCTTCTCGCGTTCCGCGGCGGCCCTGTCGCGGGTCGCCTTGGCCTCGTCTGCTGCGGCCTTGGCGGCTGCCAGCCGGGCTTCGTGCTCGGCCACGAGGGCCTCTTCTTCCGCGCGATGCGCCGCTCGCAGCGCCGCCTTCTGCTCTTCGCTGAGCCCGATCTCCGCCAGCTCGGCCGCGTGCCGCAGGCGCATGGCCGTCAACTCGCGGTCGAGCAGCTCCGCCTGCGTCTCCAGCGCGAACCGCAGATCGAGGTCCTTGCGCTCCTGGGCGTGGCGGCTCGCCAGGGCGAACAGCTCGGCCTCGTTCCCGGCGGCCCCGAGCTGCTCCTGGGCGTGCCGCGCGGTCATCGCGGCTTCCTCGAGCGCCTGGCGCTGCCCAAGCGCCGTAGCGGCCGTCTGGAGTTCTGCGTCGGCCCTGGTGATGGCGGCCTCGCGCGCCCGCCCAGCCATGCGCTCCTGGTGTCGCCGCTCCGCGTCCTCGTTCTCGATCCGGTGCCGCTCCTCGATCGTCGCCTTCGTCGCTGTGTTGGCCTCGACCGCGGCCTGCTCCTCCGCCGTCAGCTTCGCCCCGGCGTCGCGGCGGGCCCTGGTCTGTTCGTCGAGCGACCGCTCGAGGTCGGCCAGCTCCTTCTGGTGCCGCAGGCCTCGCGCCACCTGGTCTTGCTGCCACTGCGCCTCGGCCTGGCCCTCGAGCACCTTCGCCAGCATCTCGGCCGCCTGCACCCGGGCGCGATCGAACGCAGACTGCTGGTCGAGCAGATCGGCGTGGACGCGCTCGGCGCGCTGCCGGCGGGCCCTGGCGGCCTCTTCCTCGAGGCGGTCGGCGTCCGGGTCGGGCTTGGCGTCGCCGCGCCCGGTCGGCGTGGGAGGCTTCGTCCGCGCCAGCCGAGCGAGCTCGTCCGCGATGTCCGCGGCGCCCGCGGCGATCCCGCGGTAGCGACGCAGAGTCTCCTCGAACCCCAGCAGCCAGTCGGTCCCGACGATCTTAGACGTGGCGACCGCAAGCGGCCGGCTGAGGTCGAGGAGATCAGCTTGGGCGCCGGCGGCCGCTCCAACCATCTGATGGATCGCCGACGCGGTGAACAGCACGGCGGACCGGAAGGCCCTGGACGTCTCCGCGGCGTCCTGCATCCCGAGGACCAGCGGGATCAGGCCGCGGTCGATGTCCACCTGCAGCGCTTCGAGGAACGGCTGCCCGAGGATCTCCTGCATGTCGTTCCACGTCAGGCTCAACGACTCGACCTTACCGCGGAAGGTCTCGATCCGCGCCGCAGCGGAGCCGCCCGCGATCTCCCCGATCCGATCGAGCGCGCGCTCGAACGTCTCGGCCTCGGTCTGCCCCTTGCCGAACTCCCCGATCAGCTTCCGCAGCGCGGTCTCATTCCCCGCCGCCGCCTTGGCCAGCGCGCGGAACGCCGGCTCCAACTCGGTCTGCGTGCCAGCGGCCAGGTCGAGCGCCGCCTTCGTCGCCCGCTCGAGCCCCTCGCCACGCAGCCGGCCGATCGAGACGAGCAGCGCCATCCCGGACTGGATCGCCTCGTCGGAGTACGCCGTCTGCGTCTGCAGTGCCCCAGCGTAGTCCCGGAGCACGGGCAGCGTGGCCTCGACGTCGGCGCCAACCGTCCGCAGCGCCGCGGCCAGACGGATGTCTGCCTCCTCCTGGTCCGCGGCCGCCTGGACCAGCGGGCGCAGCATGGCGACGGTAGCAGCAGCAGCGGCAACGAACACACCTATGGCGGCCGTCGCCGCCCCGAAGCCCATGCCCAGGCCGCCGAGTTGCCCGGAGACGTAGGAGATCCCGCCGCCGAGGCCTCCGCGGAGTGCCTGCTCGACACGCCGGATCTGCGCCGTGGCCTGATCCTCGGCGCTCAGGATCACTCGGGCGTTGCGCGTGGCCATCTAGCGTCTCCGCCGCGCTTCCGCGTTCGCCTTCCGCTTCGCCTCAGCCTCCGCGGACAGCCCGGCCCGCGCCGCCGCCGCGTCGAAGCTCAGGCGCTGCACGTCCGTCCACCCCACCGGACTCATGAACTCGTGGGGCCGACAGCCGTACCGTCGCCCGAAGAGGTCGCAGACCTCGAGCAGCCAGCGGTTGCGGAGAAAGGGCGCAGCCGAGCCGCGCCAGCACCCCCGAGGCCGGAGAGGCCGCGCAGCGTCGCAGCGATCGCCAGCAGGTCCGACGATCGCAGCGCGCCGACGAACAGCTGCGTGCCGTCGGTCGGCTGCGGATCATCGACCAGCTTCGGCTCGACTGACAGACGCAGCAGAAGCTCGCGCGCCCGGCGCATCGACAGCTGCATCGCCGCCGGCGACGGGTCCTCCGCGCCGGGCTCCCGTGCATCGCGCGCAGCGATCATCGGCAGGTGCTCGTCGAGCGCCGCGAAGTCTTCGATCGTCGGGAGCCGAAAGACGCACACCACGTCTTCGTCCAGCAGCGACACGTCGAACTGGACCAGACCGCGGCGGATGAACCGCTCGGCCGCGCTCACGCCGGCGTCTGCGTGTCGTTCTGCACGACGATCTGAACGGTCCTGTACGTGCTGTCCAGGTAGGACTTCCAGGGCAGCGTCTGGTTCGTGTCTTCGCCTTCGTTCACCTGCGGGGTCTTGCCCGTGAACCGCACGTTGTTGAACCGCACGGTCATCGTGAAGCTGCCCGGGCCGGTGCACGTGGCCAGGATCGACGCCGACGAGTTGTTGACGAACTTGTCGTACAGTGCCTTCCCGCCAGGCGCCGCCGTGATCCACTCCTTCTCGATCGTCCCGGTGACGTCGCGCTTGCCCTGCGCCCGCGGCGCCGAGATGTAGCCGCCGCCGCCCAGCTCGACCTTGTCCTCCTTCAGGTTGTTGCCCACCGTCCAGTCGATCCCGTAGATCGGCGCCGAGCCCGTCCCGTCGATCGTCATGACGATCTGCGTCCACTTGACCAGCGGCGAAGACGCCGCCGATGCGTAGTTCGGGAACGTCGGCGACGCAGTCTTCGCCGCCTGCACGACCTGCTTACCGACCCACTCCGACGTGAACCGCACCTGCTCGTTGGCCCGGAACTGCGAGCCGAAGCTCTTGCACCGCGCGCCGTACAGCAGGAGCGAGCCGAGAGAAGCGTCCGGCAGGCCGAGGTAGTTCTCGATCGTCAGCCCGACGAGCGGCGCCACGGCACGGGTGTACGGCGCGTCGTCGACGTTGAACGTGTGGGTGTAGGGCCCGGCGCCGCTCGGCGTGCGCGACCCCATGCAGTGCTCGAGCAACCGCTCCATCCCGACGTACGACGCCGGGATGACCATGCTCGCCATCCCTCGCTGCGCCTGCAGGAACGACACCTCGGCCTCTCGGGACGCGAGGTAGCCGTAGGCCTCCTGCGGCACCTCGTGGTCCATCGTGCTGTCGCCGTACTGCCGAGCGAATGCCGTCCTCGCGACCGGAGTGCCCCAGGTGGTCTCGGCGCCCCATCCGACGAATGCCTCGTACATTTCCGCCCCGCTGGGGAGGCGCGAGCTCCGGATGCGAGAGTGTGCTTCGCCGGGGCAGGCCCGCTCTCGCGCGCGGGCTCTTCGGGGGCCAGCCTATCCCCGGCAAACTCCGTTGCTTACTCCGCCGGCGCAGGCTTCGGCTGGGCCGGCTTCGGCGTCTGCCAGCCCGGGCGCGTCGCCAGGTCCGCGGCGACCTCCGCGGGCACGTCGCACTCGGACCCCGCGCCAACCGTGAAGTTGCCGTAGTCCGATCGGATCACCTGCTCGTACCCCGACACGTTCTTCACCTTCGGCATCGCTCCTCCTGCAGCCCATTCACGGCTGCGCGCGGTCGTAGTGGTAGTCGACCGTCACGAGCTGGCCGTAGGCGCGCACGCCTCGTGACGCTTCGTCGTCCAGTTCCACCGGCTGCGGGATGTGGACGACCATCACGTCGTCCACGTAGGACAGGCCGAGGAAGTTCCCGCCGGCCTGCGTTTCGAGGACCTGCTCGACGGACCCGATGATCTCCTCGAGCTGCCGCTCGGCGGTCAGCGCGCCATCGCGCGCGAGGTGGACGAACACCAGGTCCAGCTCGCAGCGCTTCCCGTGCATCCAGATGTCGGGGTTCGTCTTGGCCGTTGCCTTGCGTTCCTCTCCGAACACCAGCTGGCACTCGGGCCAGTCCACGACCTTGTCCGGACGCCGCGAGCCCTTGTAGACCGATGCCACCTGGACGGCGTGGCCGTTGGCCGTCGTGATCGTGGCCACCGCTGCCGCGACGGCGTCACGGATGGACTCACGCTTCCGCACGAGGCCTCCGAGCTGAATCGCGTCGACTCGCCACTGGCCAGTGGCGATCGTGTTGACGCCGCCGGCCCAGATCGCGGAGACCACGAGACGGTGCTGCTGCCCCGTCGCCCCGAGCTCGTACTCGAACGTCGACCACGCGTCCGCAGGCAGGTCCGCCGGCGCGATCTGCGCGAAGGGCACGAGCGAGTTGTCCGGGTACCGCAGCGCCAGCTCGAGCCGTACGTCGGCGTGACTGGACGCCGGGCGGTAGATCTCGATGTCGAGCGCTTCGTCCACGGCCAAGGTGAACAGGCTGGATTCGGCCCGACCGAACTGCGTCGAACCGCCGAAGCCGTGGACCAGGTCGAGCTGCAGCGATCTCACCCCGGAGGCCGCCGTGGTCGCGTTGATCTCCTCGAGACCGCTCCCGCCCGTGAACAGCCACGAGCCGTCGTCCAGCTCGAAGTCGGGATCCAGGACCAGGCTCACGGGCTACCACCTCCGACTCTCACCGCGCGAAGACGACGGCGTTGGCCCGGGCGTAGATCTCGGTGGCCATGTCGGCCTGGGCTTCCCATGCCGGGTGCTGCCACGGGTCGGCCAAGAGCATTCCGCGGCTCTTGCCGGCCTTCGTCGTGCGAGGCCCGACGCCGAGCTCGTGGAACTTGCCGTAGAACGCCGGCCCGCCGGGCGGCGTGCCGATGAACACTTCCCAGCGGTTGACCCGCACGCCCTTCGCCTGCCGGATCACGACCCGGTGGTGCGCCAGCAGCGCCGAGCCCGTCTTCCACACGCGCCTGCCGCCCTTCTTCGTCAGTCGCTCCGCGTCGCGCCGGACGGACGGCCCGCGCTCGCCCGACTTCAAGTACGCGAGCTGCTGCCGGCGCACGAGGTTCCCGACGTCCCGGTGGGCGCGCGTCAACTGGCGCAGGCGCTCGATCGCCGCTCGGCGCATCGAGTCTGCCGTCGCCTTGATGGTGGCGTCGCGCACGACGAGCAGCTGTCCGAAGCCGGCCACGCTACCTCCGCGTGTCACGGTAGGAGTCGAAGACCTGCGCGGCGGTCTCGGGAATGTCGAAGCGGATCCCCTGCACCTGGCCGTCCCCGAGCTCCGTGGACGTGACGTGGTAGAGGCGGTCTTTGCCCTTCTGCAGCCAGAAGGCGATCACCTCTTGCGCTGCTCGCTCCAAGTCGGCAGGAATCGTCTCGTGGCCCCCGTTGTACGTGACCTTGATCTGCCGCAGACCGTCCGGCCAGTAGCCGGAGAACCGATCGACCACGCCCTGGTCGGGGTCGAGCAGATAGTCGGTACCGGCGACCAGCAGCTCCTGCGCACCGTAGGCCCGCGGCACAGACGAGCTGACCCACAGCGAGGTGATCACGACGTTCGGATAGCGGTCCAGCACCAGCCGGCTGCCCCTGCAGAACGTCGGGCGCGGATACTCGTCCTGGTCCACCTCCGCCTTGAAGAACGCAGGCCGACCCATCCGACGCAGGGCCAGCTCCGTGACCTGCGGGATCATCGCCGTGATGCTCGCGTCGTCGCCTGTTGCCGCACCGAGGTTCAACGCGACCTTCGTCGCCGCGAGCGTCGTCAGCGCGGTCGGGTAGGGCATGGGTCAGCCCCGCGCCAGGTGCAGCGGCGTCGCCGGCTGAACGCGTCTCGACCGGTCGAGCAGCAGGCCGCCAAGGGCCATCATCGTCACGGCCTGAGCCTGAAGCACGACACGCAGCACATCGGCGTCTGAGCGGCACGCGTCCACGCGCGCCGGCAGATCGGAGGCCATGTTGAACAGCACCGTGGCCGCCTGCTCCAGGTTGCGGAAGTCGACCCGGACCTGCTCGCTGCCATTGGCCTGCCGTGGCTCGTCCGGCACCGTCTGGTTCTCGCGCATGCAGATGCTCCAGGTTTGACGGCCGGCCCGGTCAGCTTCGGCCGGGCCGGCCGTCCGATCAGTCGACCATCACCGAAGGCGGCGTCGCCCCGGCGTACTTCGCGTCCACGAGCAGCGCGAAGGCGGACGTGATGTTCGCGACGTTCGACGCCCCGGTGTTCAGCCGCAGGCAGTCGAAGCCGCCCTCGACGTCGAGCGACGCCTTCGGGATCTCGAAGACGACGCACTTGACCTTGACGCCGGCGTCCGTCGTGTAGTTGACCGCGTCCGCGGCGCGCACCAGCGCGTCCGACGTCGCATAGTCCAGCGCCGCCCAGATCGGCACCGCGGGGATCGCCTTCGCTCCCGTACCGGCCACCGCGGTGCACTGCTGCGGCGTCAGCAGCACGGTCGCCGCGTTGCCCTGGTTGATGAAGGCGCACAGGAACGCCTTGTTGTAGTGCTTCAGCGAAAAGCCCGTGCCCGTCCGGCCTGCGGCGTCGGCCGCGGGAGCCAGGATCGGGAAGAACTTCGCTTCCTCGACCATGTGGAACCGCATCTCAAGTCTCCATCGCGGCCGCAGACGGCCGCAGGTTTAGGCAACAGCAGGGATCAGCGGGCGGCCAGGGCGACGAACGGGCCCAACGTGTTGGCGCCCTTGTACGGCGTGATCGTGCTCTTCTCCTTCGGCTGCCCGTTGTTCCGCCAGGTCCAGCGGAACGTCCGCTCGTTCTGGATGAACCGCACGTGGATCGAGTCGGCGGCGACGATTCCGTCCTTCTCGATCACGACGTACCGACCCATCGACGCGAACACGATGTCGCCGACGTCTCCGATGGCCGACGCTTGCTCGATCGCCACGATCGGGCGGCCCAGCAGCGTTCCCAGCGGAGCGTTCGCCAGCGACCCGCCAGCCAAGAAGATCGGCATGTTCGCCTGGTTCATCGCAAACAGCTGCGGCCAGATCTCCTGGTTCATCAGCCAGACGGACGAGGAGAGCCACTTCGCCGGGACCCGGGCGAACATCTTCTGCACGTTCGCCGCGACCACGGTATCCGCGGCCTGCCCGCCTTCGGCCGCCTGCGTCACCAGCGCGCTGGAGTTGAGGATCCCGAGGCACTGGCCGACGCCGCTGCCGCGAAAGATCTCGTCGTCGATCTTGAACGCGAACTCGGACTGGAACGCATCCTCGAGGAGCGCCCCGAGTGACGACGCGTCGCGCAGCGACCGCTCCGTCGCGTAGGCCAGCGCCATCATGTCCTCGAGGTCGAGCGACCACTTGCCGATCTTCGGCTTCGTCGCGGTCACCGTGTCCGCTTCGGCCCTGCGGTACACCTGCACACCGCCCCAGCGCGATCCCGTGGCCCGGCTCGTCTCGTCGATGTAGGGTGCCTCGACTCCGTCGGCGCCCTCTCCGATCGGGATCGTCGTCACGAGCGGCAGGAGCATGGACGCTTCGCGAGCCTTCTTGAGCAGGACGTCCGTGTGCATCTTCTGCACGAGGAATCCGCCGTCGGACGGCGTACCCACGGACATGCCCGACGGGCCGGCCTGCAGCGGCATCAGCGCCGGATCGACCGTGCCGGTGCGGAACCGTCCGTAGCGGTCGCCGGGAGGCGTCGAGGCCGCCGCGACCGCCTGCAGGTACTCGCCGAAGTTGCGGAAGGGCTTCTTCGTCGACAGGTCGTCGCCGACCTCGACGCGGCTCGCGCCGAGGTCGAGGTCGGCCGTCGACTGCCTGGGGAAGGCGGACGCCGCCTTCAGCCGCCGCTCCTCCATGCTGATCTGCTGTGCGACGGTCTCCTGCTCGGCCTTCAGCTTCTCGATCGCCTCGACGTCGGCGTCGGAGAGCTCGCGCTTCTCGGCCGTCGCCTTGGCGACGATCGCATCCGCTTCCTGCGGGATCTTGGCGTGCCGCTCCCGCAGCTCCCTGAGTCGTTTCGGATCCATGGCTGTCCCTGCCTCATGGATCGCGAGCTCCGTCTGCCTGAAGTTTGCCGGGGCCGGCGTCGGCTCAGGTACTCCGACGATTCGGGGGCCAGCCTAGGTCCCGGCGCGATCTCAGCCTGCCGTCACGGTCCTGCCGACGAACACGAACGAATACCGATCAGAGCCGCGAGGCCTCGCGCCGTCGCGCTCGCCCGGCCGCGTGGCCCGAATCGGGTGCGCACCCGCGGCCCGGACAGCCGCGCGATGGTCTCCTGGAGCGTCCCGACGCGGTCGACCATTCCAGCGGCCCTCGCCTGCTCCGCGTGGAGGACGAACCCTTCGCCATACCCGCCGCGGACGGCTGCAGGCGTCGTATCGCGCCCCTTGGCCACCGCGGCGACGAATTTGGCGTAGGTCTCGTCGACCAGCTGCTGCATCAGGCCGCGCGCGTCGTCCGCGAGCGGCTCGTGCGGGTTGCCCGCCGTCTTGTGCCTCCCGGCGTAAATCAGGGTGCGCTTCAGCCCGGCCTGTTCGTCGGCCCTGGACTCGTCGGTGTGCAGGGCATAGACCCCGATCGAGCCGACCGTCGCGCTCGGCGTGGCGACGATTTCGGCTGCGCCCGAAGCGATCCAGTAGGCCGCGCTCGCCATCAGCGTGTCGGCGACGGCCACGACGGTCTTGACCTCGCGCGCGGCGAGGACCTCGGCGGCAAACTCTTCCACGCCGTCGACGACACCGCCTGGGGAGTCCACGTCCAGCACGATCGCCGACACCGCCGGATCGGCGACCAGCGCCCGGAAGCGCGCAGCGACGTCCGTGAGCACCACGCCGCCGCTGTTGTCGGTGATGATGTTCGCGCGGTTGAAGATCGAGCCGATGAGCGGCAACACCGCCACGGCTCCGCCTGCCGCCGCCCGCTCCACCTGCGCATGTTCCGCCACGCGCGCCGCCGTCGCCGCTCGGTCAGCGTCGGACCACTGGCGCGGCAGGTTGGCGGCGTGCGCCTCGACGACCCCGACCAGGGCGTCGAGCTTGTCCGGCGCCATCGCCCAGGCCCGGGACGCGATCGCTCGTAGGACGTGGCTCATGCTGCAACCCCTTGCCTCGCCGGCTCGGCGCGAGACGTTCCATTCTGCGGCGCAGACCGCGTCGGCTCGTCGGCGTACACCATGTTCGCCGGGCGCAGGTAGCGGTCGCCCTGGCCGTCCGTCCGCGGGTTCATGTTCTCCTTGGCCCGCACTTCGTCCGGGCTCAGGATCCCGTGGTCGATCGCCAGGCCGTACCCGTCCATGCGCGTCTTGAAGTCGCCGCGGAGCAGCTCGTCCACGACGTGCTCCGCGTAGAACTCATCCTGCTCGCTTCGCGACAGGAGCTGCGCGCCGATCGCAGCCTTCCACATGTGGTACCAGTCGAGCATCCCGAAGGTCATGAACCCGATGACCTGCTGCTCGATCCCCGTGCCCCAGCTCGTCGACCCGTCGACGTCCCCGATCATGTGCGGAGGCACGCCGTACCACCGGGCCATTTCGACGACCTGGAGCTTTCGCAACTCGCTCAGCTGGGCGTTCCGGTTCGTCTGGGCTGCCGTCACGGGCTTCAGACCAGCCTCGAGGACGGTTGGTCTGTGGGCCTTCCAGGGCCCGGTGTGAGTGTCCTTCAGCTCGGCCTTGATGTCCGCCCGCTGCTTGGGCGTCATGCTCCCGTCGGTCGTAAACACGGTGCCCATCTGTGCACCGTTGCCGAAGAAGGCAGCCTCGTGTAGCTCTGCGGCGAGCGCGACACCGATCCCCTGCCGCGCCTGCTCGATCCTCGACAACCCGAGGACCCCATCCAGCGACAAGTCGCGCAGGTGGAAGATCTGCGACGCATCGAGGACCTGCGTCGTCCCCTGCGCGCTCCGCACGCGATACTCGAGCCCGCCGTCGCCGAGCTGCCGCACCTCGACGCGGTTGGGGTGGAGCGGGATCAGCATGCCGGCGTTCGCTCCGACGATCGGGCGCGCCGCGTAGGCGTTGCCGTAGAGGCAGACCCAGGCCGTCATGGTGCGACGGAACTCGTACCCGGACTGCCAGCGGTTCGCCTGCAGGTTGAGCAGTCGGTACAGCGGGTGGTCCCGCTCGCGAGTCCTGGACTCGCCCTTGCTGCGGCGGTAGATCCACAGCGGCACCTTGGCCTCGGTACCGGAGATCAGCCGCACGCAGGCGCTCAGCGCGGAGTTCGCCATCGCCGACTCCGGCGTCACGTTGACGCCGGCGAGCACGGCTGCGCCGACCGCCGAGCGGTACCAGAAGTCGTCCCACGGCTGATACGACGCCCGCGCAGGCGCACCGGTGAACAGCGCCCGCAACGCCTGCATCCGCGCGCCCATCAGGCAGTCTCCGCTTCCGGCGCGTCGTCCGGCTCGGGATCCACGGACCACGCGTACACCTTCTCGGGCTCCGCGTGGGACGACACGAGCACCGCCATGATCAGCGCCACCATCCCGTCAATCCGCTTTCGCACGCTGTACTTCACCGGCGCCCAGTTTTCGTTCGCGTCGCGCCGCGCCTTCAGATTGGCAGCGCACCACGCGAGCACGGGATTGCCACCGTGCCGCAGCTTCTTGTCGAGCACCAGGCCGATCAGCGCCTTGAAGGGGTCGCTCAGCGTGCGGAAGCCCTGCCGGACTTCCGTGAGCGGGAACCCGTCCTCGTCCTGCAGCCACACGGCCATCTGCGAGGCGTTCCACGGGTCGTACCCGATCTCCTGCACGTCGTACGTCTCACCCCACTCACGGACCTGATTGCGGATCGCGGCCTGGTCCACGACGCTCCCGTCGGTGGCGACGATCCAGCCCTCGCGCACGTAGCGAGGGTAATCGAAGACGTCGCGGCGCTTGCGGTCTTCGATGTTCTCCGACGGGATCCAGAAGCGCACGATCAGCGAGTGCGTCTCAGGGAAGTAGGCCGCGGCCGCGGTCAAGTCGAGCTTGCTCGACAGGTCGATCCCGACGAAGCACGGGCCTTCGCCGGAGGCCTCGGCCCAGATGTTCAGGTGGAGCTGGCGGAAGGAGGCCAGCTCGCCGGGGTTGTGCTGCGCGCGGCGGTACTCGTCACGCAGCCCCTCGATCTGCAC